AATTCTTGGCATCTTCATCTGACACGAGCGTGATGTCGGGAACCTTTATTTCAAACAGGTTCGCCATCGCCTTGTTGTAGGCAGCCTTGTATGCACCATCTTCAATCTTTGAGATCGAAGACTGGATGAACTCCGCAGCCTCGGGGGCATCGGGCCTAATGCCACGAGCCTGCATTTCTGCGCGTGCGCGCTCGACTGCCTTGGCTCGGATTCGATCGATCTGCGTCTGCGTATTCATCTGAGTCATGGCTTACGATCCAAAGTCGATGGTGAACTCATCAGTTGCCGCGCTAGCGTTGTTCTGCTGCGCCGAACCCTGCTGTTGCTGTGCAGGCTGGTTGTACGCCATGCGGTTGTTGGCGATGACCTGCTGCATGATCAGGTCGATCGCGCGCGGATCAGAACGATCCCACTTGAGCGCGCTGTTGGCCCATTGATCGAGTTCAAGCAGGTAGTTGCGGAACTGCGCATATGACTGCGGCGCGGACATCATGTCGATCGGGCCGCCAGTATTTGGCCCCATGAAACCACCCATGTTGGTCGGCGCATCGACCCAATCAACCTTGGACGGCCACATGTCGCTGTAGGCGGCAAGGTTCCGAAGCAGTTCGAACCGGGACAGTTCGCTCGTGTCGCCGCCGTCAAGTCCGACCATGATGTCGAAGATGCCAATCGGCTTGCCGTTCACCGATGGATCGGCCTTCATCCCCTTCGGCGGGAACATCGAGTCGATGTTGCTGATCGCGTATGCAGTCTTCCGCTTGCGAGGATCGGAATCCTTCTGAAGTTCGGCGGCACGAGACCGGGCTGGAGAGGTCTTGCCCATGATGGGGTCGCCGAACTTGGTTTCTCCGATTTGTGTCTCTACCTCTCGGGTAAGACGAGACATCTCCGCAGCAACACCGTTGTCCTGAAGCATCATGGACAACTTTCCGATCTGCTGGCGGCCGTTGTCCTTGGACATGCTGACCAGCAACTGCTGCGTCTCCTGCATAGCCGTCGCCGGATCCATGTCGGCGATCGTCAGAAGCAACTGACCGAGTTGCGGCGGAACGCTCGGAGCGGAGGCGAGGATCTTGGTAATCCCATCTTTGGCCTTACGCTTGTCGTGTTCGAACATCATTCGCGCCTTCACTTCGGCGCGAGTTTTGTTTCGTTGAGTCAGGAGCGCCATCCATTGCTCGTGACGAATCGGAACATTGGCTCCGTTGATCGTGATTGCCGGAGTGCCGTCCTCAAAGAACCCAAGATCGAAAGTCTCCATGCCAACAGGATCTCCATCGGAGATCCCGCTCATGGTTAGGTTGAAGTCGTTGACATCGCTTGCACGGCCAATCAGATCACGCGCATCGGCAATGCTACGGATCGCTTGTTCTGATTGAAACGATTCTCCCTGTGGGATGTACGACCCTCCCGGAATCATTTCTTCAGATTGCGGATCGGAAATATCGGTTTGGTCGATTGCCATGAGAATCCTACATTTCGTATCTGATCAGAACATACCGAACGGCTGGCCTGTGTCGGCGTAACGCTTTATGCCTTTGCTGTCGATGTAGGTGTTGCGCGCTCCTGATGGATTCGGTTGTGTAGATCCAAAATCTTCATCACCACGCATCATTTCAACACCGAGAGGCCGACGCATTGGAGACGGTCGATACTCTGCTGTCGCAGGCTCCATAGTCATCGATTCATCGAACAAGTTGATCGGCGCATTTCCCTTGATACGAGGCTTGTTTCCTCCCAAAAGATTGGCAAGCAAGTTGAGATACTGCGGAAAACCCGGGGATTTCTTTTTAGCCAACCCTTCGGAAATACCAACCACCTGTTGCTTCTTGTACCAATCTTGAAGTTCTTCGCGCGACTTGCGTTGACGCTCAAGCATCTGCTGCGTCTCGATGTCACCCATCTTCTTGGCTTGTTCGATTCGGCGATCAAATTCGCGAATCGACGCTTCTTCTGCTCTTCGCTCTGCGTCGAGTTTCTCTTTTCGAATTATTTCAAGATCTTCAAACCGCTCTCGCCGATCTTTTCGCCGTTGATCGACAATCATTTCTGCGCCAATGGTTGCTTCCATAGCCGCGCCTGCGCCAGCAAATGGATTGTTTGGGTCATAAGACTGAAAGCCGCGTCCGATGCCAAGACCAATGGCCTGCAATCGTTCTCGGGTGAAGAACTCTTCGTTGGTTGTCGGCATGTATTACCTCATGTTCCCGTAATAATTTCCGTAACCATATTGAGACGCTTGGAGATTGCCGTAGAAAGATCCCGGAGGAGCCATTTGCGATGCGGGTGATGCTGTCATATTTCCTGACATAAACCCACCAGCAGATCCAGCAGCAGCAGAAGCAGGAGCCATCATTCCTCCAAGACCCGCGCCGAACAGCGCGCCGCCGAACGAACCCATTGCAGAACCAACTGCTGCGATACCGGATCCAGCAAGGTTTGCCGCTTGACCACCAAATTGGTATCCAATGTTGAGACCTTGCTGGTACATGTTGAACTGCTGACCAAGACCCTGCTGCTGCATGTTCGCAATGTTCCCGCTGTAGGTCTGGTACATGTTGGACAGGTTGGTCGCGAGCGACTGCTGGATGCCCGACATTCCCTGACCCATCTGCGCGGACAAGGTGGACATGCCCTGCGCACGCTGCGCTTCAAGAGCGGACAATTGCCCTGCATACTGCTCTCGGATCGCGCCTTCCTGCAACACACCCTGACGGCCGATGGCTTGGACTTGTTCTTGTCCGAACGAAGTCTGACCAAGGCCCGTGAATGCGTTGCGTGCGCGAGCGCCCTGCTGCTGTCGTTCCGTTTCCTGACGAGCAAGCGCAAGCGTCGATTCTCGGCCAATACGCATCTCTCCCAGCGCGCGATCCATGCCTGCGCCGTATTCGGTTCGTGCCTGATCGAAGTATCGGGAGAATGATTGCTCGGCGCGCCGCATCTCGGATCGGTAAAGCGACATGTTTGCGTCACGTTCCCGAGAATACTGCTGCATGATTGGGTCAAATAGATCCTTGTACTCGTCGCCAAGTTCTCGGAAATCATCGATAGCACCAGCCTTCATCCCAAGTAAGGCTTTTCGCTTCGCACGTTGACTCATAGAATTGGCCGCAGCACCGCCAGCCATGAGTCCACCGCCGATGATTGCTGCTGCAAAGAATGGCATTACGGATCACCTCTGCTCTTTCCGACTTGCGAAACGATGACGGACATGCGCTCGATAGACCACGGCTTACCGTCCGATGCAATGGTCATGTACATCGATTCACCACGGATGCGGCATTTCTTGGCCGTGTTTCGTCCGGGTACTAATGTTCCAACTTCAGTAACTTCTGCCTCGGGAAACGAAGCGCCCGAGACATCGGCGTTGTCGGGTTCGTCAGGAGACACGGGAATCTGCTGAATGGTGATCATCGCTCCATCGGGCGATCCGATGTCAGGCGTGATCTGCTCGTATTCGACGAGTTGCGGAGGAGACCCAGCCGTGATTCCGTAATCATTCCCATCAACCGCAGCAATGTGGTCGCGCTCGATGACCCATCGCGCTCCGCTCGGAGCAAGCGTGTCCCATCGGATCACCCAGTTGCCGGGGCCGTTGTAGACGCGGCTGATGCCAGCAGCGAACGGATCGTCCTGCGTGTACTGGCCGAACGGACGGATGGCGAAGCGACCATCGATCTCGCTTGGCGATGGCGTAGCGCGGGTTCCACCGTTATACAGCACGGATCCTGATCCAGCCGCATTGCCGCCGTCGATCACGAGCGGGTTCAGGTTGATGACGAACAGGCTGTCCGTCTGCAACCCGAGCGCGGACTGTGCCGTGTCTCCCTTGGTGACGCTGATAATCGGAGACTGGCTCAAGTCGTTGAAGCCAGTCGGAACCTCGTACTCGTCATCTCCGAGATCGACTCGGATCTCGTTGAGCATGACCCTATATGGCAACTGACCAATCACAGGGCCGACCGTAAGGCTGCTTCGCACGAACTGCCGTCTCTGCTGCTCGTCTGTCATCTCCTCGTCCCAACCGTCCACCCCGATGGGAAATGCACGGTCGATGACGCTGATTGACTCGCCGCCTCCAAGGAACAAACGGCCTGCGCTGGTTCTCGATGTTCCGATGTATGACGCGGATGTAGGCGCGTAGATGTTCGGATCGGAGAACCGCTGCGGCCAAAACGAATCCGTCTTCAGGTCGTAGTAGAGGTGCAGGCTTGCCTGTTCCACGCCGCTAACGGAGAGGAAGATCCACACGCCTTCGCGATCAGGGTCGTAGCACAGACACGGGAATACATCGCCAGTCTCGACAGTTCCGAACAGCGAGGCAACCGATGTCCCAATCTCGATCTTCTCTGCTGTCGCCTCCTCTGACAAACCGCCTTCAGGAGTCTGCGTCTTGGAGGACGCTCCGGACGCACTTCCCTGCTCTGTCGTAAGAGACCGAAGCGTTCCACCTGCAAGACTGCTGGTTCCGCCGATGGCTGGAGTTCCGAAGTCGAGTCGGAGGAAGAAAGAATCCAGTCTTCCCGCGCTGATGCGGTTGGCGCGGTTGAAGTTGAAGTCGTTCGCGTTGATGAAGTACAGGCCATCGTTCGCGAGGATGAACGCGCCCTTCTCCTGCGACTGGCAGTACGCGCGACTTCCAGCGATTCCGATGGACTTGGTCAGCGAGACCATCTGTACATCCGCCGTGAAGTTCGCAGCAGGATCGCCCGTGAGGAACGAGAACGAGTTCGAACACGCGAACATCAACCCGCTCTGCGCGAACGGAAAGATGGCGACGATCGGATCTCCGAGCGTTCCATATTCGTTCGCAGTTGTTCCGGTGATCGCTCCGATCGGATGGTTGCCGCTCCATCCGTCGACGAGCGTTCCTCCGGAACCTCCCGTAATGGGCCAAGTATCGTCGGGAGAACATGCGTACCAGATGTTCGGCGTGTCCTTGTATCCAGCCAGAACGAGGCGCGCACCCCATCGGCAGATCAGAGTCGCCCTGCATCCAGTCGTGATGGTTCCTGGATCCGTATGAAACGGGCCATGTTTAGGAGAGTCATCACCCCAAACAGTTACCGCAGTAGCAGACGCAGGTGTCGCGAGATGCACCAGAACGTAGTGATCTCCATCGACGAAGTAGTAGTGTTCGTTGAATTGCACTCCCTCGACCATTCCCGTGGTGTTCAGGAACGGAGTCGATTGCGTGCTTCCGTTTCCGAATGCGGTAGCCGTTGCGGTCAAGTCGGCTCGCGGGTCGGCGCGGTAGATCACTCCCGCCCTGACGAAGATCAACTTCTCGACTAGGGTCGAACCCTCGTAGATCCGGTATGTCCCCATGAACTGCACGCTGCCGAGGTTGTACAACTGCGTGCCGTTGCGCGTGCTGATCCGCATCCTGCCGTTCCAAACATCCGAAGGCATCATGTTGAGGCATGACGGTGTCATGCCCTGCGGGATCGCAGAGAACTGCGACTGCTCCGTGAATCCCTTGAACGGAAGTTGGACGGGAATGTGCGTCATGGAAGAACGCGAGTCAAAAACCACATAATTGCTTGGGGATTTGGACTACTTGTGACACTCAAAGCCGCTGATGAAGTTATGAGAGTCCCAGCATTTCTTGCTTTGACACTTACGCCAACAAGATTTCCACCGTTGAATACCATCGCGATTCCGCACCAACTTCCATCACCAGCATTTTGTGGATTTATCGTAATAGTTGACGACGTAAATCCTCCCAAAACCATGTTGATGGTTCCTTGCGTACCAGCATTATTGCCGTTTGCAGTTGCATAACCCATGTGTGTCATGGTTGACTGTTGGGTATTGCTAATCGCGTCCGTTGCTGCTGTTGCCGTTCCAACATTCGTCAGGCGTTGCGATCCGCAGTTGAGCGTTGCACCAAGTTGGCCTGAAACCGTTAGATTTGCAGCCAATGTGACGAGTTGAGACGCATTTACCGAAATCGCTTGAGTACCGTTTGTTGAAACCGCGATGGTGTCTGCGGCAGGAAAAAAGATTCCTGTATTTATGTCGCCGCTTGTCGTGATGATCGGATTAGTAGCAGTACCAGCCTGCACCGTCACGATGTCGGTAGTTGCGTTTCCAAGCGTGGTAGTTCCGTTGACAGTCAGATTGCCCGTCAGCGTCGAGTTCCCATCGACCGTCAGGCCAGTCGCAGAGTCCTTGAGCGTGATGCTCTTGGCAACAATTTCAACGCCTTCGGTCGCGCTAATGCCCCAAATGTTCTGCGGAACCCACGCGCGCCAAGTCGAAACATCTCCGTCATACACGCGGGAATACGACTTGGGAGTTACAGTTCCATCTCCGTCAGTCCACAAAGACTGAACTACAGTCGTTCCATATTTCACGACCAACATAGACACGCCACCATCCAATGACGTGATGTTGATTGGAGATGATGGAGCGTTTGTAAGTGCAACTCCGCTGGAAAAACGGTACACGCCTTGCACGGAGTTTGATGAATTGTTGAGATCGCTGCTGGTAGGGGTGGTGTAGACTGGAAATGACCCAGTTAGCCACGGGAGAGCCGTCCAGTTGCTCGACCCATCACCAATCTTGATCTGCTTCAGAGTGGTGTCATATCCAATCTCGCCGACATCAAGGGTCGGAGGCGTTGCGGCATTCCAGTTGGTGCTTGTGTCACGGCGTAATTGGATCTTTGCGGTCATTGGTCACCTTCCTCGACAAACCTCGGAGGCACGAGGTACATGCCTTCAGGCAATTCGACGCTGTTGTTCGACAGCATCCACTCTCCATCAATCAGCATCCACACTCGTCCCTTGATCCCCGGCCCGATCCTGACTGGACTTTGGTCGCTGATGAACACCGCCCTGCTTCCGCAGCCACTCGCGAATGCGAGCGCCGCCACGACGAAGACGATCACGATCCATATCAGCATCGAGTGCCACGGAGCCACGCTCCATGCGCTTTTCAAGGTACGACAAGAGGCCAAGGACAATTTGCGCGATGACTCTGTCGAGCATGGTGCTTTCTCCTCGTACCAATCGTCGTACCCTTGGGTCACTTCGCGCCAGCCTTCTCGCTGCTGACCTTGTTGTCGCGAGCAAACAGCAGGCCGAAGCCAGCGATGCAGGCGGCGATGACGGCAGTCCAATCGGCGACAGTCGCGGGGTCATTGTCGAAGGTCGCCGAAATTGCGCCGCCGATGGCGACGAGCATCGCGCCAATGCCTGCAACTGTGGTACGCCACGAAGGAATGAATTCAGTCACGACTTGCTCCTTTCAAGACGATCTAGCCGTGCGGCTAGTTCGCGCAGACGCTCGGAGGTCTGCTGATCCGTGAGGTTGAAGCCGACCTGCGCCATGGCAAGGTCGGAGACGATGTTGCTCAACTCCTTGACCTGCTCGCTGGTAGTAGCCAACTGCTGATCCTTGCGGCCCATGTTCAGCAGCACCGTACTGATGCCGATGCAGATCGCGACGAACTGCGCCCACGATGCCACGAGTTGCGAGTTCTTCTTGCTCTCTTCCGTCATTGCACGAATCCCCTGCGATACCTAACTGGATCGGAGACAAACGCACCCGAACGGACGGGGTTCAGGCGACCGTAGTCTCTCTGTGCAATGCCATCCTTGATGGCGGCCGCGTTCCAAATCGGGCCGTTGTCGATCTCGATCAGCCGCGCAGCCAGTCCTTCGTCTTCGTAGGCAACGGCGAAGGCGCGGCAGTAGGCGATCAGGAGCGCCTCGACATACGGGGGAACAGGGATGATGTAGGTGTCGGGGGTGACCGCATTCGTCTCGCCCGAGACGGCCGTCCATCCCGCGCGGTAGCGCATGATGATGGCATCGTTCGTGGTCGCCTGCGGAGTGGGGTAGATATCGAGCCGTGGTGCAGGGAATGCAGTCCCCGCTACGAGAGGAGTCACATTGTCTGCCTGCGCCCACGGCCGAGAGAGAGCCGCGTAGTAGACGCTGTCCAGCAACGCGGGGGCCATGCTGTTGCGGAACAGTTCGATCTGCTCGGGACTCGTAAGTTCGACGCGCCAACCGAGACCAGCCTTTGTGACAAGGCTGATGATCTCCTCGGCATCACCGGGCATCGCTGCCCAGTTCTGATTGGCTACCAGCGAGACAGGGCGGCCCGTGCGCTCACGGAACCGCCATTGCTTGGAGAACAGGTAGTTCCCAGCCTGATTGACGATCTCGGCAATGCGCTGGTTCTGCGTGACACCGCTGACGATCGACGGTTGGCCGCCGAGCGCGAGGAGGATGTGCTGGCGAAGGCCACCGTAGGTAAGCATGGAAGCGGGTGGCCGTGGTTTCCCACGGCCACCCGGTAGTAAGTTTCAGATCACGCGCCGCCGATGGCGAATGCATAACCGTTAAAAAGCACCTTCATCACCGTAGTGCTTGATGTGGCAACACTTGTGAAACCAATACCAAGTGGCGCACCCGTTGCCGTTGCCGATGCCAAACCAACGCAAGTGAGTACACCCACTCCGTTAAACAAGACAGTCTTTCCTGCCGTGCATTCACCAGTCGTTGCAACGGTAGTGACCTTTGCGTCAACAAAACCGCTGACGCATACAACGCACCGCTGTCCAGCAAGAGCAGCCGTAGTCACAACGGCAAAGACACCGCCCTTACCAACGGCCTGACCACCCGCTGAAGAAGTACCAGCAACACCAGCAACCGATTTAACCACGACATTGAAGGGGTTCTTCTTGTGGTCGAGGTCAGCAATCTGCGCTGCATCGGTGTAGGTGCTGTTGGTAGCAGCAAGATCGAACATCACCAAATCGCCAACGGCAACATCTACCGCAGCAATCGGAGAACAAGTGACTTGATGCGGATTGAGTCCGCCGAGGTTTCCAGTAGGAACGAGAATTCCTGGAATCATGTGTGTGTCCCTCCTTTGGGATCAACTGGTAGCGAGATTGATTGGAGCGACAACGCCGTGACGCTGACGAGAATTGCAGAACAGGTTCGACCAGCAGTCCACGGGCTGGACATAGGTGAACGGCTGGTTGGGGTGACGGAGAACCTCGTGCTGCTTGAAGTAGCGGCGAGCGTGGAAGATCGGCGTGAGGTAGTTGCCGTTCACGAAGAAGTAGCGCGGAGCCTGCACGATCGTGTTGGTTCCGAACTCAGTTCCAAACTGCGGGAAGTTTCCATTTGACGCAGTCTGCGCGTTGTAGCCAGTCGATGCTGCAACGAACTGTTGCGCCGCCATGCTGCTGCTTTGCGCTGGGAAGATCGCGGCGTTGTCGAGGTCGGAGCAGTAGGTGACATCGATGCCTGCATAGGCAGGGCTGCTGTAGGAAGCATCCTGATACGAGACGAGGGTGTCGTTGGAAAGACGAAGCGCGTTGCGGTACTGCTGAACACCAGCACGGCTGGTGAGGATCATCTGCCGATTGAGGTTGTCGTTCTCAAAGTACTGCTGACGGGTGCTGGGAGCCTCGTACTTCAGACGCATGAACATCACATCCATCGCGCTGAAGATGTTCCCAACCGATGCGGTCGAGGCGGCTCCCTGCGAGTACACCGTGTTCGACGCGAGACTCACATTAGAGGTCGTACCCCAGTCAGCCCCGAGAGGAGTCAGAGCCGTTGACTTGCAGTTGTAGAGTTCAACGACATTCGTCCAGCGGTTCTCCGTGAACGGAGAGATGCGCATGACGGTGTGCGCCGTGTTGGTGCTGGCGGTGAACGGAGCCGTGCCACGGCGACCAAGAGCGCCACCAAAGTCCTGCGCGATCTCGGTGAGGAAGTACGGGAGCGAGTACGGCAACTTGCCGCTGTCGGACTCCATGTTCGCCACGGACGGAACAGCCCACAGATCCTCTTCGAAGCCGTTGAGCATCGAAGTCCACATGCGCTGCTCCTTGATGCGCTTCAGCCGCTTGTAGGCGACCTTGGTGTTGGCCGAGGTCTCGCCCGTGTTGAGTTCGACCTCAGCGTCAGTCCACGACATGTGGTCGATGTGGAAGCGCCACGGAGCGCGCACATAGTCGGTGACCTGCGGGTTGCGCCACACGAAGGTGTCGTTCGGCTGGTAGTGGTCGTAGGTGCGCGAGTCATCGAACATGATGACATCGCGGATCTCGGTTCCACCCTGAATGGTCTGCTCGCGGGACTTGCCCTTGAGAAGTCGGCTGAATGCGTAGGTGTTCTTGACAGCCTCGTTGATGACCTGATCGGCGCTCGTCAGGTACGACGGCCCGGTGGTGGTCATAAAGTCGTTGAAAGTTGAGATTGCAGGCATGATGCCCTCTTTGGGTTAGCGTGAAAGGATTCGGAGAGCGTCCGCGCGCGTGCCGCCTGAAAGCAGGATGTCGAGAACAGCGTCCTCACGATCGACCTCGCGGGTCTGACGCGCAGGCGGCTGGCCCACGGTCGGACGCGCGGAGTTCCTCGGATCGGAACGCTTCGGCTCGCCTGCCCTCATTCGGAACGCCTCTTGGACGATGTCCGAGATGGATTCGAACTGACCGGGATTCTCGCGCCCGATCTGCGCTGCCACCTTGGTGATCTCGTCGATGGTCGGGGCGTTCTTCCCGTACATCGGCGCGAGACGCTCGTAGGCGCTACGGGTCTCGTACTTCACCTCCATCGCCTTGGTCTTCTCTTCGAACTCGGAGCGAAGACGGTCGGTGATGGTGCGAAGAGGCTTCGCAGCCTCGTCTCCGAAGATGTCCCCGAACTGCGAAAGCGGGTCGGCATCTGCCTCGCCGTCATCCGAATGTGCGGAGTTCCTCGGTGAAGTGTTCGGAGCCTCCTCGGCCTTCGCCTTCTTGGCTCCGAATGAATCCACATCGGCCTGCCTCTTCGCTGCCTTCAGCCCCCAGTCCTTCACCTTGGAAGGATCGGAGCGAATGGAGTCGATGATCTCGGCCGGAACGCCGTCCCGTTGCAGAGCCTTCAGCGCCCGATCGAAGTCGGGATCATTCGCTGGAGCAACGGGGTCGGGCGTGCGATCAACCCGCCGTGGAGCAGGTTCGTCGATGCCGAGGAGACGATCCAGCACAGCGTCCTCGCTCTCGGAGTTGTCCGCTTCAATGGCGGCTTCCGCAGCGAGTTGCTGGACAGGATTGAGCGTCTCTTCGACGGGCTTGGCTGGTACTTCGGGTTCTGACATTTCAGTCCTTTTCGAAACCGTGCCGCGCCATGATTTCGCGTTCATGGCGCTTCGACATAATGACGGGCTTCCCCTGCTTCGTAGCCTTGCATCCTTCCAGCCTGCGCGGAAGCGAAGTGCTGACATAGGGATACTGGCTTCGATTCGTCCCCGGATCAACCTGCGGAGTGCTGGCAATACGGGTCAGGGTTTGCCCTTCGTGTGTGATAATACTGCCGATGGAAGGCGCGTCACGCATCAACATCGTGATTTCAACCACATTTCCATCGGAGTCGAGGAACTCGTACTTCATGTCACATCGCCCTGTTGGCGGCTCCTTGGAGTCCTGCCCTGCTGCTTGCGGGGATCGGGTTTGGTTCGCCCATCTCGTTCAGCGGCGGCCCACCTGACGGCCCGGGCATCGCCCCAGCCTGCGCGGCCTGCTGCTGCTGCGCCATCTGCATCATGGCGTTCTGATCAATCATGTCGGCGAGGTGCGGCATGTTCAGCGCATCTCCGACCACCGACAGGATCTCGCGCCACTTGATGAACGGCATCGCCATCATGCCCTGCGCGACCGAGGTGGTGATCTGAAGCAGTTCCATCGCGCGCTTCTGCACGAGCGCCTCGGAGACGCGCTCCATGCTGTACGCATCGACGGCCACCTCAAGATCCTCCCACCCCGGCATCCGCACGCCGCCCGTGAACTTCGGGTCAGCCTCAAGCAACGCCTCTGCACCCTCGCGCCCGAGCGGGAATGCGACACGATCGTCGTGCCACATGTACCACAAAACTGAACGAGCGAGGTCATCGACCGACTCTTGGAATTGGCGCTTGAGGTGCGCCATGCGCATGGTGGCGCTCGATTCCGCCACGGCGACCTCGGTCGCTGTTGCCGAGCCTTGGATGTTTCCGCGCATGGCATCGTGGATGCCCGACACGCGGTCGAGGCGATCCTGCGCCATCTGCGAGTACTGCACCTGCTGCTGGGTGATGCCGCCAACTTCAAGGTTGACCACCTTGTCCTTGTCGAGGCTTTCCGACAGGACGATGTAGTCGTGCGGCCTGTCCTTGATGTCCTGCGCCAGTTTGCTGTTGCGCGCATCGACCATGACGAGACGCTTGTAGGCTGCCGCGCTCGACCGCACGCTCGTCAGGTGGGCGTTGAGATCCTCGACCTGCGACTGAATCGCCATGAGTGGCGACAGCGGGTAGGGGTCATCAGGGACGGTGTACACCCCGAAGACGGTGTACGGGCCATTCCTTGGCCCGAAGTACGGTATGGGCTTCCTGATGTACCCGTCCCATTTGCTGGACTTCGAACGACCCTTCACGAAGGTGTAGATCGTCCCGTTCACCATGCCGGGGCCGAGCAGTTCGTCGATCTCCTCGGCTACCGATTCGTCTGACTCAGGAACCCACACTTCGTAGACGGCGAGTTCCTTGCGATCCTCAATGTCGCGGCCGTTGTCATCGCGGATCTCGTCGAGGTCAGTTCCTGACGGGATCGAGAGAATCGCCTCAAGGTCGTAAGTCTTGTCGTTCTCCGCGCGCGCAACGAGGTCGTTCTTGTCCATCGCGTAGCAATGGCCCATGAACCGAGCGTCTTCAATGTGGGTCGCGGCGGGATCCATGAAGAACCGCTCGGGGCTGATGCGGTAGACGCGCGGAAGGTACGGCTCCTTTCCATCGGTCTTCCTCACCTCGGGCCGTGGCTCACTCACCGTCATCGCAACGCCGTAGGTGAACAGCATGTCGGTAGCAACACGCTCCAGCGTTCGGCGCAATTTCGTGATGCGTGACCAACGGTTGATCGCGATCTGAAGCCTGCGCCCAATCATCAGGTCGAGCATCGGCTCGCCCAACTTCACTCGGAACTTTGGCGTGTCATGGATGATGCGAGGAAGCACCAACGACACATACTCGTGTCCGAAGTTTTCAGGATCGTCAATGTATGGATCGGCGCGGTCATCGCGGAAAGCGGGGCCGTGGTACTTCTCGACCATTGTCCGAAGGGACGAAAGGTGCGTGTCGCGGAATCGTTCCGCGCTCTCCACCTCTCGGCGGATGGAATCGAACGAAAGGTCGAGCATCGATTACCTCACTTCTTTCCGCCGCCGCCACCTGCAACCGTACCAGTTCCTGTACTTGCATTTACCGCAGCAGCCTTTCGTGCAGCAACCAACGGCTTGGATGGCGGCTTGCGCTTGAAATGCATACCACGGCTTCCACCGCCGTTTCCTCCGTCATCGCCGCCATTCTTTGCGCCACCGGATCCGTATCGTGATTTTGCTTTCATCGTTGGCCCTTTCCACCACCGCCGGATGGGATGGTTTGCGTGCCGGAAGTCTTGCTACGAGCGATGTTGAGAGTGGATGCCTTGGATGCAGCGGTCGATTTCACGACCCGACGAATTTTTGCTTTTGACTTTGCCATGTTCAACTCCTGCGCTTCGCGCACTTCTTGCAGTTTCCATTCATCTTGCGCCCCGCCTTCGCGAGCGCGGTCTTCGCCTTGCCGGAGCGGTGCATCTTCTCGTGCATCATGCGCTCCCTCTGCGATGAGACTGTCGGCATTACTTGCTCCGTTTCTTCGCGGCCTTTTTCGGCAGCGATTTTATGTTCTTTGTCTCGCTTGCCCACCGTTTAGCCGTCTTGGGCATGGTGGCAAACATGTATTTTTGCTGGGCTTTTGATTTGAATGGCATCGATCACCGTTTGCAGAAATGGCGTTCTAGATACCACGCTACATCAAATGTTTTAGAACCATTTCCTGTAGCAATGCGGCGAATCTGCGCTCCTCCTCCTGAACGATCAGCATTGTTCAGGTCTGTCAACCCGCTATCCGCCAATGACCACACAGGTTGAGAATCGATGGTGAAGACTGCTTTCTTCCCATCATTAGATGCCCAAACGGATAGATCGCGCCATTCAGTTGAACTTATTCCAGTATTGAAACTTTTATCGTATTCAACTGTTCCGCCAGTTCCAAAGATCTTGCACTCCCAAGTCTTCGAAAGATTCGTGGTGTAGAAACAACACGCGGACAATTGCGAACTCATCGCTGCATTGGTGTCGAAAAACCCAACCATTGCTGTTGCGGCCAAACTTCCTGATGTGTCTGTCGAATTGAAGCGAACACGAGTGGTTACATCTGCTTCGTTTTTTCCAAGAGTAAAAGATGTTGCCCCATTTGATCGGTTATGTCCGATGTATGCGCGAGAATTGGCTGTTGCGTTCGAAATAGCCAATCTCCAATACGCAGACGGTTCTTCACCTGTATTTACAAAGTGAGTGAGGGTGCTACTTGCACTCGCCGATAGGGTGCATCCTTCTCCAACATCGTATGTTTCAGGAGCCGAAGCATTTGTCTGCTTTCGTCCATGATGCGCACTCATCTGAAGCCACACACATTCCGTTGGCATGAATTGCCGAATGTCATATGGAACAGACGCAATGTCTTGCTTTGCTCGTGACATCAGATGTTCCTATCTGTGAAGTGGCGGAACTGCATGTAATCGACATATGCAGTTGAAGCGGTGGATGTTGTGCCTGTTGCTTGTAAGGCGATACCGCATTGCAATCGACGAGAAGCAGTTCCTACCCAACTACCGCGAAGGTAGTTGGGAATGTCGTTCGATTGACGATGTACAACAACACCATCGATCGTAAACACAACATCGGTTGCATCCTTATTCACGAAAATGCCAAGCGTGCGATACGACTCCAATAGGATGCCAGTATCTTTGACAAACTTGTATGAAGTGGCAGATGCAGTACCTGTCCAATCGTTGAAGATTCCAAGGTACAGATTGGTAGACGATATGGCGTTTTTCACGAAGAAATACAGTCCGTATCGACTTTCGTTTGCTCCCGACAAGTCAGCAACATCATCGTAAAAACCCACACGAAATGTCTGTTCTGCTGCGCTAGTACTCCACTTGCAACGAGCAACAAAGTCCATCTCTGATTTCCCAAACATGATTCCGGGATTTACAGAGTTTGATGTTCGGTCTCTGATTTCAGACTTTGCTCCATTATCTTTTGCGGAAGCAAGTTGGACTGAACCAACTCCAGCGACTACCCCGCGTGAGTCGGTGTAGTCAAAGGTCGATGCCGCCGTTGGAGCAATACCGTCTGTGGGAGAAGTTGTCGTGTTGTATCCAGTCCAATCCTCAAGTTGGAAAAAGTCGCTGAACACGCGCGTGCCTCGGTATGGGTCAAACTCGCGTGGGTCAATCGGGAACGATTGCGGCTTGTAGAACTTGTCCTTCTGCATCACTTTTTCCTTCGATTGGTGCTGCGAGAAACCGCGCGCAGGTTGCTGCGACGATTGTCTCTTGGGTTGCCATTCTTGTGATCGATGTCTTTGCCGTCGCCCTTGTTGACGCGGCCCTCGCGCTCCGCAGCGCGGCGCACCTTGTTCCGTGACGCGCGATCGCGTTTCGACTCGGTCGATGAGTGGAACTTCGCGTACTCGGCCTTATAGTCGCGCGGCATCAGCGTTTCCGTCCCCAGTTGCGCTTCATGTCGGCAAATGCCTTGTCGCTGACCGTTGACTTCGACTTCGGACGAGAAGTCCCAGCGGCCTTGCGCTTGTTGATGTTGCCAACGAGCGAGTTCTTCTTCGCGGCCATTAGCACTTCCATCGCTTTCTTGCGGCCTTGCCGCGCTCGCCAGTCCAACCAGCCGACCGGGCGCAGAACGACCGCTTGCGAGCGCCTCCCTCGGGCTGGGGAGCCTTGAGGTTCGACCCAGTCTCGCGGTTGTACTTCGCTCGGCCCTTCGCGGTCAGGCCAGCGCCCTTCGACACGGGGAGTTTCTCACCGCGTCCTACGGAAAGGCTGGGTGATTTCTTCTTCATCGGCGTGGCTCGTGCTTTCGCTTGGAGTCCTCGTCATCGTCCTTCTTCTTTTCTTCCTTCTCGCGAAGGTCTTCAAAAGGACGAGTGATTCTCCGATCTCTACCACCAATAGTGATGCCAGTTCCTTTGGCAGGGGTCAAAGTCGGAGGACGGATCGTCATCAGCGACCCTTCTTAGCCTTCGGACGCTTTGGGCCACCCTTCGCGCCACCCTTGCCACCGTTGCCACCGTTCGTCGCCGAACGCTTCATGCCGGAGTTCTTCTCGATGCCAGCCTTGCGCCGCATCTTGTCGTTCATCGAGTTGCCGTAGCCGCCACCGTAGTTCATCGGAACACCTCGTCGTGTTTGAGAATCACACCCAATGCTTCGCTCGGAAGAGATGTGTCCCTGTTCTCGGAACTCACTCCCTCCTCGCAAAGCATCAGCGCGCCAGCACAAGCAATCACACGATCGCCGTGAGACTCACGCGCGCCCGATGCTAGGTCGCGTACAGACGCGGCCTCGATCGATCCGTCTTCAAGTATCACATAATCCATCATCTCCCGCAATGTTTCTTCGCTCGGAATCCGAACAGTCCCCTGACTGATCGCCCGACTCAACGCACCGAGCAGCGTCCGCTTCGCCCTCCGACTGCTGTTCCAGCCGTACCGAACCGTCAGCCGCTCGGTCGTGGTTCCCACCATCCGCTGGCGATACACCGCCGTGTACCCGATCCGCTGGAAGTCGTGGTGCATCGCCGCACCCGGGCCATTGACCTCCCAACCGATCATCGGCAGCCGCCGACCCTTGTAGGCCGTCATCGCCACCTCCACCATCTCCTGCGCCAAGTCGTGCGGTGGGACATTCGGGTCAGCAAACTCGGCCACCACCTCCCGGTTTTCCGCGTCCATCACGCAGATCGCAGCGTTCGCCGACCCCGTCCCATACGACGGATCCGCAAACATCACATATTCCCGATCAACATCCCCGTGCCGGAACACCCGCCACCGCCCGTGGGGATCCGCCACGAACCGCCCACGGAGCAACTCGCACTTCTCCCCACCCACCGCAAACTCATTCGCGTGCGCCGTCACCACGCCCGGGGTGAAGAAGTTCGAACCGCTACCAACCTCGGTCGCAAAGACATTCTGCGCCATGTCCACCGTGTCGCGGCGCTTCATCTGCTCCCCAAGCCACGGTGTCCACACGAACTCCGACCCCGCAATCCCCGTCACCCGGCCGTCCACATCCACCCGAGTCTCCGCACCAGCACCCTTGAACGGATGCTCCGTGTACAGCAACTCCACCAGCCTCGGATCCCCCTGCGTCCGAGCCATCCGTACCAGCGTCGAGTACTGGGTTCCGCTCCCAAGAGGGGTACTCACAGCAATCCGACACGCCGAAGCATCCGCCGCAGACCGCCAAGCAGCCTCGGCCTCCCCCATAGACGCAAACTCATCAAACAAAATCAGGGTTCTACGGCCACCACGGCCGACATGGGCAGTACTCGCCTGACCCGCAATCGTCGCCCCCGACAGCGGGTTCCGCAGCATCATGTGCTGACGAGTGTCCGAACCACGCCGAAGCAACTCGTCCGCAACCCCCGGAAGCAACCAAGGCGGCTGACTCTGAAGAAGGAAGTCCACCTTCCACATCAGGCTGTCAGGATCGCCGGGGCGATCAACACCATCCTCCACACGGCTGACCAACAACGCCTGCCAGCCCTTGAAAAGCCATCCCCACCCCGCGACCGCAGCCAACAGCCAACTCGCGCCCATGTCGCGGCTCTTCCGAACCACCACATCACGACCATCGCCGACAGCATCGATCACCTCCTTCACCGCCCTCTCCTGACACGGCCACAAAACAAACGGCCGATTCGGCTTCAAACTAGGTACGTCTCTTCCCGTGGTGGGGTCAACCTCCTTCGGAGCGTAAGTCCAACCCGTCAGCCGCAACCACAAGCAGATGTCTTCCGCAAACGCAGCACGGAAATCCGCCTGCGCGATGGGGTCAGTACCCGTTGCGTCCAAGAACTTCTTCCGCAGTCGTGTGATTTCGGACATATAGGTAAGGATTTAGGGGTCAGTACTGTGAGAAGGGAGGGGGGTATTAGATACTAGGTACTGGGCGCGCGCGCGCTCGGGGGTGTACGGGTGGGTGCGCGCGCGTGACGCGGGTGCGTGCCTGCGCGTGGCGCGTGCGTGCGGCCGCCTGCGTGACGCGTGTGTGCGCGCTGCCTTGCACCGTTGCCGTCACGCCTGCCACTCGGCGAGCAGGAGCCGCGCCCTGCCACCTTCCCCGACCTCGGCCGACAGCGTGGTGCGCTGATCGACCTGCACCGATGCACGATCGCGGTAGACCTCGGGCCGCAGACCCTTCAGGCGGAACTGGAGGAGCGTCACCTGTGCAGGGGTCGCGTCGATCTCGCCCGTGGCGATGGCATCGACGATGCCCTCTAGTCGCGTGGCCGTCTCGGCGCTCGTGGCGTCGTGCCTCTCGGCGAACTCGGGGAACATCCTGCGCCACCGATGCACCTGCGCATCGCTCACACCCGCCGCATCGCAGGCCGCCCGCCACCCTCCCGCCCCCACGGTGTCGAGCCAAACGGCCATCTGTCGCTCACGCTTATCAGCCATTGCGGGCGGTTCCACGCTCTCGGGCAGGGTGTCGAACAAAATTGTTGCAGGAAGTTGCTTTGCCATAACCACCACATCCTACGGCACTTGTGGACAACTTGGAAGAATCGCTCAAGCGATCTGCAAGAAAAATCCGAAGAATGGTTTGCATCACCACAAGTGTGGTGTACTGTGTGGGGGTCGAGAGCAGCACGGTGCTGACCTCGCCCCTCCCGAAAGGAACTGACCATGTACACGCTCCAGTCTGACCGCCACGGCAACCTGATCATCTGCAAGGGAGACCGCGTCCGTAACGGCTACGCGATCATCGCCTACGGCTCGTACAACGACCTGCTTGTTGAGAAGGCCAACCGCACGCTCTCACCCGTGTTCCGCGTTTCCCCAATTGTTCGCTGATCCCGAAAGGATACCTGACCCATGCTCACCAACGACACCATCCACCCTGTCACGACCGTCACCTACAGCGCCAACACGGGCGTATCTCCCGCGACCTTTACCGTCCCCGTCCGCGTCGATGGCTCGGCCCTGATCACGATCATGCTCGACCGGATCGAGTCAGCCATCCGTCACCTGTGGCACTTCGGCGCGGAGGGCAAGATCGCAGACATCAACGCGGTCTACGCCGAGATCGTCGGACAGATCCGGCTGATCACGCTCGCGACCGACCAGTTCGCGAGCGACACCGACAGCATCGTCTATTACCTGCGCAAGGCGGCCATCGAGGCTCGCGACCGTGCGCTCGCTCGCCGCAAGCGCCGCTGACCTGCCGATCCTCCGCCAACCCTCCCGCATTCGTGCGGGGGGGCTGCGGGTGACCGACACCCGATAACACGATCTCCAACATTCTCACCACATTTCTGTTGACTCCCTCGGAACCCGACCTACTCTCACCTTGTCAGCAATGCCGCTGACCCCAGTCACGAAAGGACTGACCCATGCTCGCGACCCGTTTCATCATCGCCCTCTGCCCCGCGACCCCGATCTACCTCGTCAAGTGCGATGTCCCCGCCAACCGCATCTTCTCGCGGCACGCGGCGACCGTCTCGACCGAGACCACCCGCGTGAAGGGCGAGGCGCTCGTGTTCGACACCTTCGAAGCCGCGATGGAGGTCGCGAAGGACATCACGGGATGGCGCGGCGCGCAGCGCGTCGAGGAGATCGCCGTCGAGGTCGAGGACACCCGCTCCACCATCGCGACCGACGATGACCTGTACGAGATTCGTGACGCGGCCACGATGGCGTGGACGGAGTCAAAATCTCGTGGCTGCGTATATGGCGCATTCGGCCACGGATCTTCAGTCATCAAGGCGATGCTCGACCTTGGCCTTGATTGCGCAGCCGAACACCGCGAGGGCGCGGAGTCCCCAGTCACGATCTACCTCGCCGATCACCTCGGCAACACCGCGCAGTTCGATTGGGATCCGATGCAGGATGGGTTCGACATCACCGAAGCCACCTGCCTTGCCGAGGGCGACGATGCCTGCGACATCGGCGAGACCGAGGCGCAGCACGAGGCCGAACCCGATCACGACTGCGAGCGGTGCGGCGGGTCGGGTGTGCGCATCGACTTCTTCCCCGAGTCGGCGGTCAGCGGTTCCACCTCCGACTGCGAATGCACTTGGGAACCTCGTGCCGAGGACGCGCCGAAGGCGGCCCATGCCGTGGACTTCGATCCCGCGTTCCTCGACTCCGTCCTCGGCCGCGATGACCTGACCTTCGATCAGACCCCGCTCACCCCCGAGCAGGCGAAGCGCGCCCGTGCGACCCTGACCGCCTCCCTGATGATGCTCGTCCTCGACCACCTGCCTCGGCTCGCGTCCTCGGCTCTGACCGAGGCGCGCGATAACACCTGACCATCCTTTCGTGGCATGGGGCGATGCGACCGCCCCATAACACGATCTTCGACAATCTTACCACATTTCTGTTGCACCTCATCGAATCCGACCGATACTGATCCTGTCACCAATTACGGTGACCCAAGCCACGAAAGGGCTGACCATGCTTACCAACGACAACCTTGCCACGATCCAGTCCGCGCTCGACACCCTCGCCGCGTATGCGCCGCGCTCCCTCGGAAACACGGTGTGTCCGCCTGCCGAGTTCAAGACCCTCCACATCACGACTGGGGTTCGGTACACGCGCAAGGCAGGCTACCGTTGGGAGACCCCGATCTTCACCGCGAAGTGTGACATTGACTGCCTGTACTGCTATGCGGAAGGCCACACGCGGCTCACCGCGATCCGCAACCTGTTCAAGCGTATCGCGAACTCGGCCTCGTGGAACGCTCGGAGCCTGCGCGTGCCGCTCGCCTTGAGCGAGCCGACCAAGGCGGCGAAGCAGGCGAAGCAGGAACGCGCCGAGCGCAAGGTGCAGGCTAATGCCGAGGCGCTGCGGCGCAGGGCGCGCGAGTGGTACGCCGAACTCGACCGCGCGGCCACGGCCGTCGAGGCCGAGCGCGCCGCGACTACTATCATCGGGCCTGCGCCCGAGTTCCGCGCCGTTGACTCGCACGATGACAGCAAGCAAGTTCAGATCGGCGGCTACTCGCGCATCGTCTGCACCAACAGCCTCGGCTCCGCGCCGCACACCGAGAAGAACGCAGGCGCAGAAAGCGGAACGGAGCCGATCTTCCGTGCGCTGCTTGGGCTTACCACCGAGCAGAAGATTGTCGCCCTCGCGAATGCGCTGCTCGCAGCGCAAACCACAATCTACCGCGTCGAGGAAGACGGGAATCCAATCATCCGCGCGGTGCTGCCCAACTACCACCCTCACCTCGGAACATGCACCGTCCTCAATCTCTGAAAATCTTCGAACATCGACTTGACAACCACATTTGTGGTAGCATACTCTCGGTATCACCTGATCGCGAAAGGATCACGACCATGAAAAGCCCCAACGACATCACCAACACCAACGCAGACTGGCTCGCGCAACTGGAACAGGCTACCTACGACGCTTGCGGCCCGAATGTCGGCCCCGAGGAGTTCGATGAGGCCGCCGAGCGCGCCTGCGCAGCACGCAACGGAATGAAGCGATGCAACTGCACGCAATCCGAGCGCGCTACGCGCATCCTCAAGACCGCCGCCGAAGTGTTCGGAAACTACATCACTCGCTGACGGCTCGCGCGCCGTGCGCCCCCCAAGCAATGGGGGCGCACCCGCCTGCTCCGTTGCAGGACAACACCTCGGTTCACGAAAGGAACCTGACCATGACAATCATCGCGACCGCCCTTTTCGATCACGCCGTCCGCAACCACCTCGCCGAGCGATGCAAGTGGACACTCTCGTCCGAGACCTCGACGCTGCTATCCGCCTGCGAGGAGGCGAGCGGCATCAGCCATTGGATCCTCAAGACCGCCATGTGTGAAAGCGTGGCGAACACCCTGCTCAACGACCTGTTCGACATCTGCAAGGCCGATCTGCGTCAGAACGTTACGGCCGATCGGTTCTACAACCGCGAGGAGATCACCGACCGCTACGGCAACGCCGACACCCGCGTCTCGGCCCTCTCGGTGCGCAAGCCCCTGCACGACCTCGTCACCCGCTACCTCGCCGACCTGCGCTATGCGCGGGAAGGCACGCTCCCTACCGACTGGTCAGGCAAGCAGGCCCGTTTCCTCGCGTACCTGATGCGCAACTTCGCGTCGATCGAGGCCGCGTACTCGCCCGAATCTGTGACCCAGTTGCGCCAGTACGCCGAGCGTGTACTCGTCGAGGCAGGTGTCGCGTGAGAGTCATCGCCTACACCTACGAAGCCGACCTGCATTGCCCCGCGTGCGCCAAAACCGCGCACGCGGGGGGACGGCTGACCCTCGCGGGTCGCCCGACCACCGACCTGAACGGCCTGCCCGAGAATCTCGATGACCGCTACGGCAACCCAGTCGGCGCGATCTTCTCGATCGACAACATTGAACCCCGCCTCTGCTGCGGCACTTGCCGCAAGGAACTCCCGTGAACGACGAACCGACCACCACCGACCTGATCTGCGGAATGCTCACCATCGCTGCGCTCTTCGCCATCCTGTGGACACTCGCAGCGATCTTGTGAAAAATCTCCCCACTTTCCTTGCCTGCCACATTTGTGGTTGTAAGATCGCACCGTCAGCCGAGGCACTTCCGCCGAGGTGACATCAGAACCCCGTCCCGAAAGGACTGACTGCAATGGCTCACGAAATTCGCTCCAACGACTCTCTCGTCCTCGCCAAGACCTCCGCATGGCACGGCCTCGGGCATATCCTCCCCGACACCGTCACCCCCGCCGAGGCGCTGACCATCGGCCGCCTGAACTGGACGGTCGAAGAATCGACCTCGCTCACCGCCTGCTTCGTCGGCAACGACGGCAACGCCGAGCGCGCCATCGTCGAGTCGCACAAGACGCTTCGCCGCAGCGATGACCAGTCGATCCTCTCGACGGTCGGCGCGGACTACTCGGTGCTTCAGAACAGCACGCTCGCCGAGATCGCCACGAGCCTCGGCTCGCAAGGCAGCGCGCGCGTCGAGACCGCAGGCAGCCTCTTCGGCGGCCGCAAGGTGTTCTTCCTGCTGCACACCAACACGCTCGACATCTCACACAAGGGCGACATCGTCGAGCAGTACATCCTGCTCGCCAACGCGCACGACGGCACGATGTCGGCGACCGCGATGCCGACCTCCGTCCGTGTTGTCTGTAACAACACCCTGACAATGGCGCTCGGCTCTGCGAGCAAGGCCGCGTACCGTTGGCGACATACCTCGGGCCTCGCGCTGCGCGTCGATGACATCAAGGCTGCTCTCGCGACCTACGGCATCGCCGCTCGCGCTGAAGGCGAGGCGATGGAGGCGCTCGCCGCCAAGCCGCTCACCCGCGACGAGATTCAGAGCCTGTGGGTTGATGTGCTCGTCGCGCTCGACGGCAAGATTGAGGCCAACCCCCGCACCGAGCAAGAGGCGCGCCGCAAGCAGAAAGCCGTCGATGCGCTCGCCGATATGTCGCGCGTCTTCGACCGCGAGGCGAGCCAGTTCGGCGCGACCGCTTGGGTCGCCGCCAACGCCGCGACGAACTACATCCAGTTCCACCGTGGCTACCTGAAGGGTGACGCGCGCGTCAACGCCGATCTCTTCGGAGTGTACGGTGACGCAAAGCGCGCCGTGATGAGCAAGGCGCTCGCCCTCGTCTGATCCACCACACGCGGCCTCGGCATGGGGAGCACCCGACCCCATGCCGAGGCTGCTTTCGCACCTCAACCGAGAACGATGATGACTACCGAAACTGACTCGACCCCACGCCTGCGAACCAAGCCACGAATTCACGAGACGATCTGCGTCGGCGGCAAGACGAAATGGCGACTCGACGCGCTCTGCCTCGCAGGCCGTCGCAGTCGAACCGCGACGATCGATGTGCTAATTGACTTCTACTGCAAGCACAACCCGAGCGTGCGTGACTTCATCGAGGAGCGTGCGAACGACCCCAAGCCCATTCAGTTCAAGAAGCCGCGCGTTGCGGCTGACCAGACCGAGACCGAGACGGCCTGAAGGAGAATCCCCCCGACCTCGCTTTCGCAGGGCCGAGGGGAGAAAGGATCTGACCCCATGAGTGTAGCACACCCACCCGCAGGACTCCACCGCCTGCCTGATACCGAGTACTTCGCCATCGACCTTCCGAGCAGCAGCGGAACGAAGACCCTGCTCAACGGAACGAACGCGCACCTTGCTGCCGAGCGCGAGACCCCGCGTGAGGAGACCGACGCATTCACCCTCGGAGCGTATCTCCACGCTCTGCTTCTCGACCCCGAGTCGATCGCGACCAACTTCATCGCGCTCGGCGACATCGACCGTCGCACGAAGGAAGGCAAGGCCGAGTGGGATAGCGCGCAGCGTCGCGCCGGACTCTCGGGCGCGCGGATCATCACGCGGCCGCTCGTGCAACAGGCGACTGCGATGGCGCAGGCCGTGCGTGAGAACCCTGCTGCTGCACCGCTGCTCAACACGCTCTCGGAGCGCGAGATCACTATCATCGGCGACATCGGCGGCCGCCCCGCCAAGGCCAAGGTGGACGGCATCGTGCGCCTCGCAGGCGCGTGCATCGTCCTCGATGTCAAGACCACCGAGTCAGCCTCGCCGCGCGACTTCGGCGCGAGCGCCGCGAAGTTCGGGTACTTCCACCAAGCCGCGTTCTATCGCCGCCTCGTCGAGCAGAATGTCGGCGTGATGGATGACTTCATCATCATCGCCGTCGAGAAGAAAGCGCCGTACCTCACGGCCGTGTACCGCCTGCCGTTCCACGCTATCGAGACCGCCGACCGCCGCATCGACGAACTGGTCGAGCGTTGGTGGCAGGTCGCCGAGGGCGACCGCACGGGCTACGCGCTGACCATTCAGGAACTTGAGCCGCCGCGTTGGTGGCTTGGCAACGACTGACCGCAAGAAGGGACTGACCATGACTCTGATGAAGACCGACACCGTGAAC